AGTGAAGTTCAAGCTAATATTCGCAGCGCAGCTGATGTTGGTGAAATGGCGCTTCAGGAGCTCGCACAGATTGCGTCGGCGTCTCAACATCCACGTGCTTTTGAAGTCGTATCAACAATGATTGGGCAGATTGTTAATGCAAACAAGCAGTTACTTGAAATAGAGAAACTGAAGCTTGAGATTGAAAAAGAGAAGAATGGCGGACAAGTTGAAGATCCCAAGGTTGTAAATAATAACCTATTTGTGGGTTCAACTGCCGAACTTCTTGAACAACTAAAAGGAAAGAAAGAATGAAAAAGTACAAAGATATTCTTGAAACCAAAAAGGCAATGGGTAAAATCAAGCCAAAGGTTACAAAGAAGCCAGTTCGTAAGACAAAGGCAAAAAGCAAGTGGTAATTTGCCATGACCTTTGATAACCAACTTGGTGAAGATAAGAAAGGTTATCTGGGTAATGCCCAGCTGAAACGTACAGGTGAACAGATTCCCTGGACGAAAGAACTGCTGGAAGAATACATGAAATGTGCAGAAGACCCTATTTACTTTGGTGAACGATACATGAAAATCGTTGTCAAGGGTAAGGGTCTTCAGACCATTGATATGTATGACTATCAGAGAGAAATTGCAACTGCTGTGATGGAAACGAACTCTGTTGTTGCTGAGTGTGCTCGACAGTCAGGCAAATCAACCATCATGACAGTTGTTATTCTATGGTACATTCTGTTTCATGAACACGTTTCTGTTGCTATTCTGGCCAACAAAGCTGACACCGCTCGTGAGATTCTATCACGCATCAGGCTTGCATATGAGCATCTGCCTGACTGGATTCAGCATGGTGTAAGGGTATGGAACAAAGGTGATATTGAACTTGAAAATGGTTCAAAAATTCTGGCTGCAGCAACATCATCCAACAACATTCGTGGTTTCTCTATTGATATGCTATTCATCGATGAGGCTGCATTTATTGATGGCTGGGATGACTTCTTCACATCGGTTTATCCGACGATCTCATCAAGTGATACAACAAAGCTTATATTGGTCAGTACCGTTAATGGTCTGAACCACTTTCATCGTATCACTTCATTGGCTCGTCAAGATGTCAATCCTAAAACTAAATGTGGTGTAAATGGTTTTCGTCTTATATCTGTTCCATGGAATGCAGTTCCTGGACGTGACGAAGAATGGAAACAAAAGACGCTTGCTGGTATGCAGTTTGATACCGAGCGGTTTGCACAAGAATTTGAAAATGAATATCTTGGTTCTTCTGGAACGTTGATATCTGGCCCAGCTCTCAAAATGCTTACTGAAGGTGTTCAGGTACCAGGCCTTGATCATGAAAGTGCAAAAATCTATCAAGAATATATTCCACAACATGAGTATGTCATGACAGTTGATGTATCTCGTGGACGTGGACTTGACTACTCGGCATTTCAACTTATCGATGTTACTGAAATGCCATTCAAGCAAGTTGCTGTATATCGTGATAACAACCAGACGCCAATTGACTTTGCACAAGTTGTATTTCGCTTTGCAACACATTATGGCAATGCTGCTGTATTGGTTGAAGTCAATGATATTGGTGGTCAAGTTTCTGATATTCTATGGGGCGACTTTCAATATGATAATCTGTTATGTACCGACAATGCCGGTTCACGTGGACAGGTTGTTACTACAAATGTGAAGTCATCAACCTATAGAGGTATTCGTACCTCAAAAACTACTAAGTCAAAGGGATGTGCTTTATTGAAGTTGTTGATTGAGCAACAACAGCTTATTATTCAAGACCATGATACAATTCATGAGCTTTCGACCTTCTCGAAAAAGGGTCGATCATATGAAGCAGAGTCCGGTCATAATGATGATCTTGTGATGTGTTTGGTTATGTTTGCATGGCTCTCACATGATCAGTACTTCAAACTATTGACTGATCATAATACTGCAGCTGAGTTAAGACAAAGAAGAGAAGAGCAGATCGAAGAAGCTCTGTTACCATTTGGCTTTTCAACTGATTCGAGCCCTGCTAGTAATATAGCAGATGATCTTGAGTTATCAAAGCATACTGATGAAAATTGGTTTGCAGATGATTCATGGATGTTTCGATAGCTTATAAATATCTCAATTTCATAAATATCGAGTAAGCTAAAACTAGCATTAATAACCACCAACCCATAAGGGAGAAAAATATGGCTACTTCGCTTATTTCACCTGGTGTTGAGGTTAGGGAAATCGATCTTACAACGATTGTTCCTAACGTGTCAACTACAGAAGGCGTAATCGCTGGCGTTTTTCGTTGGGGACCTGTCGATGAGCGCGTGCTTGTTGACAGTGAAACCAATCTTGTAAATCGCTTTGGACAACCAACTAATTTAAACCCCGAAACATTCTTCACTGCAGCAAGCTTCCTTGCATACGGTAACAAGCTTTATGTGACACGTGTTGCTAACACAACAGGTTCTTCGCCATCATTCTCTGTTACAACAGATGGTACAACAACTGTTACTGTTGCTGACACGACTGGCCTGGTTTCTGGCATGGAAGTTATCACAACTGGTGCAACTACACTGGCAACCGGTGCAACTGTTTCTTCTGTTATCAACACAACAGCTTTCACTATAACTGATGTAAACGACGTTGTTGGTTCTGCTACTGGTTCAGTACAATTCCTTTCAAACACTGTTTTCTCTTCTGTTGCAAACTCTGGTCCTGTTGCTAACGTAGAATATTCAACTATTCTAAATGAAACAGACTGGGATAACAAAGACGAAACGATTGATACAGACGTTAAGTTCATTGCAAAGTGGCCTGGTCGTCTGGGTAACACCCTGCGTGTTTCTATTTGTGCAAACACAACTGGTTTCTCATCAAATGTTGATTTGTCAACGTTCGGTTCATATGCAGAACTTGCTGTTGTCTCTGGTTCAAATACTGCAACACTTTCTATCACAGCTGATGCGATTGCTGATGCTTCTGCTAATCAGACAGCAATTCAAACACTGCTTAATGTTACTGATCTTCTTACTGTTGGTAACACAGTGATCGGTGAGCAAAAGTTGAAAATCACTGAATTTACAAATGCTGCAAACACTGGTACAGCAAACGTTGCTGTTACTGTTGATACAGTTGCTGGTAACACAACAGTAACAACAACAGATACAACTGGTTTGATTGCTAACATGATCATCACATCTGGTGATGCTACACTGATCGGCAAAAAGGTTGCTTCTGTCACGAACTCGACTTCATTTGAAATCGATTCCGTTTCAACTTATACGCTTGCTTCTGAGGCCATCCAAGTTTCACCTGTTGCTTCTGTTAGCATCAACTTCGAAGACAAGTTCACACTCTCAACTGATTATAAGTTCCAGTCATCTGTGACTGCTACTAAGTTCATTCCTCGTGAGTGGGAATTTGCAAACCTCGTTGATGTCGCACCTGGTCAGTCTGATTTCATGCGTGAGCAAGGTAACACTGCAGCATTTGATGAAATGCACCTGGTTGTTACTGACAACCTTGGTCGTATCACAGGCGTTCCTGGTACTATCCTTGAGCGTTATGACGCTTTGTCTGTTGCATCAAACGCTAAAACTGTTGATGGTGGCACAAACTACTATCGCACAGTTATCAACGAAAATTCTCAGTTTGTTTGGGCTGCGAACGATCCAGTTGGTATTACTTCTAACACTGCCACAAACGTTGCAACACCGACGCTTGACACGCTTGTAATGAGCTTCAGTCTTGGTCGTGACGGTGCAAATGAAGAAAACATCGAAGTTTCTTCCTTGACCGGTGGTTATGAACTGTACAAGTCAAAAGAAGATGTCGACATCTCTTTGGTACTTCAGGGTAAAGCACGTGGTACTACGCTGGCCAACTATCTGATTCAACAGATCTGTGAACCTCGTATGGATTGCATTGCTTTGATTTCTCCACAAAAAGGCGATGTTGTTAACAACCTAAACAACGAATCTGCTGCTTGTGTTACTTTCCGTAACTCTTTGCCATCATCTTCATATGGTGTCATGGATTCTGGTTATAAGTACATGTATGACCGTTACAATGACATCAATCGCTGGGTTCCATTGAATGGTGATATTGCTGGCCTGATGGTTCGCACAGACCGTACAAATGATCCTTGGTTCTCACCTGCTGGTTATAACCGTGGTATTATTAAGAATGTCATCCGACTTGCTTGGAATCCACGCCAGACATTCCGTGATGAACTTTACAAGAATGGTATTAACCCAATCGTTACGTTCCCTGGTCAGGGCACACTGATGTTTGGTGATAAGACGCTTCTTGCTAAGCCATCTGCGTTTGACCGTATTAACGTTCGTCGCTTGTTCATTGTTCTGGAAAAGGCAATCTCAGAAGCTTCTAAGTACAGCCTCTTTGAATTCAACGATGAGTTTACTCGTCTGCAGTTCAAGAATCTGGTTGTTCCTTATCTTCGTGATGTCAAGGGTCGTCGTGGTATCACTGACTTCTTGGTTGTTGCCGATGGAACAAACAATACGCCAGAAGTTATTGATCGTAACGAGTTTGTCGGTGACATTTACATTAAGCCTGCACGTTCGATCAACTTCATTCAGCTTAATTTCGTTGCTGTCCGCACAGGTGTGGCCTTCAGTGAAATCGTTGGCAAATTTTAATGGGATACGGTGGGACTTCGGTCCCACCACCTTATATAAATAGTTTAAAAATAGGAGACATCCCAAATGGCTTTTAATATCGAAAATTTCCGTGCACGTACGCTCCCTGAGGGCGGTGCACGTCCTGCTCTATTTGAGGTAATCATTCCAGGTTGGCCTGGTTCTTCGCCACAAGCTGAGCAAGACTTTCGTTTTCATTGTCGAACAACTTCTTTGCCCGCATCCTCAATCACATCGATCGAAGTTCCATACTTTGGCCGTGAAATGAAGGTTGCTGGTGACCGTACTTATATGGACTGGAACGTTAGTATTCTTCATGACGAAACATACAATGTTCGTAATTCCATGGAAGCATGGCACACTGGACTTAACCAGCACATCGAAAACCTTCCATCACAAGGTGTTACATCTTCGCCAAGTTCTTATAAGAAGGACGCGATTGTAATTCACTATGGTCGTGAAGGTCTTGAAATTGCTCGTTACACCATGGTTGGTATCTTTCCTGTGAGCATCTCACAGATGGGTCTTGATTGGGAACAGAAAAGCCAGGTCATGCAGTTCGATGTTGACTTCTCTATTGATTACTGGTTGCCATTTGATGAAAATGGTGCTGGTGATTCTAATGTTGCTGTTGTTAA